TGCCCTATGACGAACCGGCAGGAACCACGTTGCTCACCCCGACCGATATCATGGCGGAACTTGAGCGTATGGTAAATGCCAACGCCAAGAACAGGGAGATACGGGAAAAGGCGGAAGCATGGGAAGCGAACATCAAGCGTCAGAACGAAAAATTCAAGGATGCACAGGAGCGGACGCTTGACGCAAAAAAACGGCTTGAACGCGCCGAAGCCGCAGGGAAAGAACAATACCACATTATCTGCAACATGAAAGAGGATTACAAGAAAGCTATCGAGGCTTCCGAAAATCTCAAGGATGAGGACACCACGGAACTCAAGACCAAACTGGCCGAGATTGACGCCTTGAACGCCCGGATTCGCCAGAACCTTGAGCGTGACAAGGCGTTCGAAGACGTTGCCACCAATCATGAAGAATATCTAAGTCTTCAACGCCAGATCGAGGACATCCGGGACGAGAAACAGGCGCTCCTGAATGACGCTCACATGCCCCTGGAAGAGCTTTCAGTCGAGAACAGCATCCTTACATATAAGGGTCACGCTTGGGATTGTATGAGCCACGCAGAGCAACTTGTGGCCGCCACGGCTATTTGTCAGGCAATCAATCCGAACATGGGGTTTGTCCTGATAGATAAACTCGAATCCATGGACTTGAAAACGCTGAACGAATTCGGGGCATGGTTGGAAAAGGAGGAATTGCAAGCCATTACCACGCGGGTCAGTAAAGGGTCAGAGAATTCGGTCATAATTGAGGACGGCCTGGTGGTAGGACGAGTGCCGGAAATAGAAGCAGAAACAGTCAAGTTCGATTAACAAGGAGAACGAAAATGGAACATTTAGATTTTGTAATATGGATAATTGCGTGGCCGTATATTTTTGTAAACATCAGTTGGAAAACGGAAAATGCGCGGGTTATATGGAGGGTAATCTCAATAATTCTATGGATAGCAATCGCAATCTTGGTTTGGTAATAAAACCGTAAAACAGAAAGGGAAAGTGATGAAGCTCACATCAGGTAAAATTCAGAAACCGCAACGCATCGTAATCCACGGACCGGAGGGGATCGGCAAGTCAACGCTCGCCAATCAATTTCCAGCGCCGGTGTTCATTGACACCGAGGGGTCGACGAACTCGATGAAGGATGTAAAGCGGATGGAATGCAGGTCATGGCAAGACATCCTTGATGCCGTAAAATGGCTCAAGACCCAGAAGCACAGTTTCAAAACCGCCGTATTCGATACCGCGGACTGGGCCGAACGCTTTTGCGTGCAGTTCCTTTGCGCCAGAGACAACAAGACCAGCATAGAGGGCTGGGGCTACGGGAAAGGATATACGTTCCTGTCGGAAGAATTCGGACGGCTCCTTGCTTCTTTGGATGCCCTGATCGACTCCGGGATGCACATTATCTTTGTCGCTCATACAAGCGTCAAAAAGATGGAACTCCCCGACCAGGAAGGCAGCTTTGACCACTACGAGCTAAAGTGTTCCCGGCAAACATCGCCGCTCTTGAAGGAATGGGCTGACGCGCTTCTGTTTGTGAATTACAAGGTCATCGTGACAACCGACGAAGATAAACGCACCAAGGCTGTCGGTGGTCGCAAGCGTATTATTCACACCCAGCACACGGCGGCCTATGACGCCAAGAACCGATGGGAACTGCCCGACCAGATTCCGTTTGCGTTGCCGTTTGACTTTGGTGTGTTTGCCAAGGTCTTAGGCGAAAACACCAGCAAGCCGGTGGTCGAGGTAGCTGCCCCGGCACCAGTCCGTCCGGGTGTGGACAAGATGCTCGCAACCGGACAGGCGACACGGGTGCCGCTGGCGCCCGAGTCTAAGCCCAAGCCCAAGCCCGACAAAGTAGAACCAACAAAGACGGCGCCCGAAGATGTCCCGCCGAACCTGTTGAAACTCATGGTTGCGGACAAGATATTCGCCGTCGAACTCAAGGCGTATTGTGAAGAGAAATCATTCATACCGAAAGGGGGGAAGCTGACCGAAATTCCGCTGAAAATACTGGGGCAAATGGTCCTGGTATCGAACTGGGCCAAGGTTGTCGAGAAGGTCAAAGCGGCAAGGGCGTAAAACAGCAACGTAAACCAAAAGGAGATAATCATGAAAGATTGGGATAGTCCAGCGGATGTAGACGATACCGGCGGAAGCGTAGTGCTTCCTAATGGCGAGTATCGGTTTGCGGTTAAGTCGATGTCCAAGGAAACATCAAAGGGTGCCAAAACTGCCGGGGCTCATCAAGCGTCATTGGTCTTGATGATGTACGACAAAAACGACGAAAACTACGAGAACAGAATCGGCACGGGATACGATCGGTTGACCCTGCACGATACCACTTGGGGGATGGTGTGCGCGTTTTTCCGTGCCACCGGAGATCGTAAACACGGAGAGTCCGTCGTTCCCAAGTGGGATGAGGTTGCCGGGGCTTCCGGAAGAGCGGTGTTTTATCAGGACACGTACAACGGCAAGACCTCGATGAAGGTTAAGAATTACCTGTTCCCGGACGAGGTACCTGCCGAGCCCACCGAACCGACCGAACCCACGGCGCCGGCCGACTTCGGCTAACATCAGACAATCAGGGGCGGCTATCGGATTGCGACCTCCTAACGTGTATCCCTCCACGTTCCCGCGTCCGATAGTCCGCCCATGGGGGGAGGGGAATATGTACCCAGATATTTGTTTGTGTCCTAAATGCGGCATACCCTGCAAGACGGATCATTGCCCTAAATGCAATCGCAAGGTTACATGTGATTCAATCAAACCAAGGCGAGAAAAAGACCTTGTTGATTTGTTTACGCAAAGCAGATTTGAGTTTAGAGGAATAAAAATCGAGTCAGCATTGGAATTGATGACCAACGGATGTTGCGGGGATTAAATGAATTTACGTCCATATCAACTTGAAGCGATGGAGTCCGTTTACAATAAGTGGAAAGAACACCGCAAGGTTCTGGTTGCGTGTCCAACGGGTAGCGGAAAAACCATAATCTTTTCCCATATCGCCGCAAGGGAAAAATCAGCAGGCAATTACACGCTTATAACCTGTCATCGCGACGAACTTATTAAGCAGGCAGTAGATAAACTTCAAAAATCTACTGGCTCTGGATGTGCCATTGAAAAGGCCGATGTTACGTCAATCAGGTCGGGTGAACCGATTGTGGTTGGCAGCATCCAAACCATGATGCGTCAATCCAGACTTGAAAAGTTCCCGCCAAATTTCTTCCAAACAATAATTGTCGATGAAGGACATCACGCGCTTTCCGAGTCTTGGCAGCGAGTCCTAAATTATTTTCCACAAGCCAGAATAGTGGCTTTTACCGCGACCCCGGAGCGCGGAGATCGCAAGAACCTGGGTAAATACTTCGACGCCCTGGCCTACGAATACAGTCTACGCCAGGCCATTACTGACGGATGGTTATGCCGGATAGTAGCCAAGACCCATCCACTCAAGATCGACCTGTCCGGGGTCAGGATAACTTCGGGGGATTACAACGAGGGCGACTTGGGGAACGCCCTCGACCCCTACCTGCCCCGGATTGCCGAAGCCATACCCAAAGACCGCAAGACGCTGATCTTCACTCCGCTGTGCATTACGGCAAAGAAACTCCAAGCCATCTTGTGCGAGCAAGGGCGCCGGGCCTATTATGCCAGCGGCGAGGACCGGAGCCAGGTGGCGGCATGGGAAAAGGATGGTAAAGGAGCCATCATGCTCAACAGCCAGTTGTTTAACGAGGGTTACGACCATTCATTAATCGATTGCGTTGTTGTTTTGCGGGCTACGAAGTCCAGGCCGTACTTTGCCCAGATGATCGGACGCGGAACACGGATATGGCCCGGCAAGGACAATCTCTTGATACTTGATTTCTTGTGGCAGACTACAAAACACGATCTCTGTCGTCCATGCAATCTGATAGCCGAATCCCCGGAAGTGGCCGAGAAGATGCAGAAGCGGCAGGAAGAATCATCCGAGCCGATGGACTTGGAAGACCTGGAAACATCTGCCAAGCGTGACGTAATCCGTGAACGCGAGGAAGCCCTGGCGCGCGAACTCCGGTCACAGCGACACAAGGAGTCCAGACTTATAGATCCGCTGTCGTATGCGGTCATGATCAAGAACGAGGGGCTGGCTGACTATGAGCCGGTATTCGCATGGGAAGAACAGGCTCCTTCACCCAATCAACTGCAATTGATTAAGCGGTTCGGTATAAACCCCGTCAAGGTCAAAACCAAGGGTCATGCCAAGTATCTGCTGGATTCCATCATTGGCCGAAGTAGAAAGAAGTTGGCCACCCCAGGTCAAACCAGGATACTAAACGATGCCGGCTATTACTCGAATATGTCGAAGACAAGAGCAAGCGAATTAATCGCAGAGCTTTCGAGCAATTATTGGAAAATAAAATTTTAAAGTAATAGTTGTTGACAAAGCGCAAGCGATAGCGCATACTTCCCTTATGAAAAGAAAAAAGAACATTCACGCTGTTGCGCTCGGGAGATTAGGCGGCAAAGCAGGAACGGGAACAGTAAAAGCAAGAACTACCGACCAGGCCAAGAAAGCGGCATTTATTAGATGGGGAAAGCGTAAATGAAATGCGTTGATTGGTACGAAAAACTCTTAAAATCATCTCGTAAATGGAAAAAGAAAAACCATGCGAGATGTTTAGCGTATGCTCAAAAATGGTGTAAAGATAATCCTGAAAAATGTAAAATATTTCGATATAGACGTTACCATAAAAATCCCCGAAAATATATCGATCTTACTAAACAATGGTATCAAAAGAACTCCCGGAAAACGAAAATACGTGTCCGCAAGTGGAAGAAAAATAATCCTCAAAAATGTAAAATATACCGCGAGATTGACGCTCAACACCGCAGAGAAAACCCTAAAAGATGTAATGAGCTTGCTCGTTTGAGAAGATCAAAATTGCCATACGATTCTACAGCCAGAATAACAAGCAGATTGAGAAGCAGAATTTCTTTTGCACTTCGGGCACAAAATTGCACCAAATTTCATAAATCAGAAATACTGCTTGGATGTTCTGTTTCTTTCTTCAAAAAACATATCACCAAACAATTCCAACCCGGAATGACTTGGAAAAATTACGGATACTACGGATGGCATATCGACCATATTCGTCCTTGCATTTCGTTTGATTTGTCTAAAGTCAGCGAGCAACTCAAATGTTTTAATTACACCAATTTGCAACCCTTGTGGGCAAAAGAAAATTTATCAAAAGGTGGCAAAATTACTGGAAGATAAAGTTTTGACAACGAAAGGAGGTGATACCGGTGGCAAAAGGAAGTAAAGGTGGTGGCAGAGGAAATGGTGCGTGTGGCGGAACCCCGCGACGCGATGGAAGTGGTGGTGGAACAGGAAACCGCGGAACCCCGCGACAGCCGAAGAAGAAACGCTAAGATCAGAAGACAACCCCGCTCGCCAATCATGGGAGCGGGGAAAGACGGAACTGACATGCCCGAATACAAAGACCACGAATTCCTCGAACAAGTTGACAACCGCCAGCAGAAGCGTATGGCCGCATTCTGGCAGTTGAGCGACGAGGATATTGCGGCGTGGGAGCGTCATTTGGCGGAGCGTGAACGCGAGAACGGGGAGGGGCGATGAAAGTATCCAAAAGAAGGGTGTCATGCAGCGAGTGTCGAGGGCTTAGAGACCGTTATCCGTTCGGGTGCATATACGGCTATGCAACAGAATGGCGATCAATAAAATCAATCGTGACCGCAAGCGGTAAGAGGGATGCCGAGTTCCCGGCTGAACCGTGCCCAAGGCCAAGGAGTTTTGACGAGCACATAGAAGTATTTATTGCCAGGCGCAAACTCAAATCATCAACGCCCTCGCCCGCGTAGAGCGCGAGGGGAAAGGAATGGATGAGAAAACAAATTAAATGCCCGTTCGCTAACCACGAAGAACGCATAGTGAATCGGTTTTTATTCTTACCGAAAACGCTTTTGCTTCCAAGTGATAAGCGAACTTCCTACACGACAGAAGAATGGCGTTGGTTGGAACGCGCAAATATCATCCAGTTTTATTCGCATTGGAACGAATGCTGGCTAAATCTCCGATGGGCAAACAAACTAACCGCCGCCGGGCGTGAACGTGAGGAGGGTGACGATGGCAACGCTATACATTAAATGCTGCAACAAGCTCCACGAGGTTATCCAGTTTACGACCAAGGGGCCGATGCAGTACGGCGCGGAGTGTTCCGTGTGTGGGAAAAGGGTAGCCGCCGAGACGCCCGAAGATGTGGGCTGGAAATGGGAAAAGATGAAAGCGAGCAAACCACTTGACGCGGGATTGGCGGAGAGGCTGTGGAAAATATGGTATGAAAATACGTATGGACAGAAGCCAGAATTTTCAATGCATCTTTCACACCAATCAGGGATGGGGTTCGAAGAACTGGCAGATGAAGTCCGCAAGATCGTGAAGGAAGCAACAAACAAAGGAGAATGGAAATGAAAGCATCAAGATTCGTAAAAGCAAAAGAAACCATCAAGCAGGCGTTCAAGGATGATCCGGATTTTAGACTCACCTATGTTGCTAACGTGGCGTGCTATTTGATGGACAACCTTCCGGGACTTAAACGGAATAAAGCAAAACGTGACGGCATATCATCAGAAATCATTCGTATCGTGTGCGAGTAGATACAAGTTGGAGGACGCATGACCACCAAGAAACCAAAGCGGTGCGGGGCGAGATTGGAAAGCTATGAAGATCATTCGCCGTGTATTTGCTATCGAGAAAAAGGTCACAAAGGAAAACACGGATGCTGGTGTGGAGGACAATGGAACCGGAGGACACGCAATATGAAAATTAGAAAAGAAGTGCTTTGGTTCGCATGGCAAATGGAAAGAAAACTTCGAGAAAATGAAGATAAGGGGCATTGGTCAGAATGTGGAGCAGAATATTTACTAAGCCGACTCAAAGAAGAAACAAACGAACTTGATGCAAGTATTTTGGCGGACGGTGACAAAAGCGACATTAAAAATACCGTGGAAGAAACCGCTGACGTAGCCAACTTTGCCATGATGATTGCTGATAACGCCGCGAATGGACGATTGGCAGAATAATAAAGGACACGCAAATGAACCCAACCGACGCCGAGATTGCCGAGAGGATTGACGGGATGGAGAGTGATGATGTTGTGGTAAAAAACATTGCTGGCAAATGGCTAAATCTTTTTCAACCCAATCAGGGCGAACCTGAGGATGAAATCTCGTTTATTCCCACTGCCTTCCTCGCCTTCTGCCGCGCCGTCGTGAGCAAGATCGACGGGCCAGCAAAAACAACCGACATCGTGCGCCCTGGAAAGGTGCAATGTAATTCGAATCAATGCAATCAACGGGAGCCAGTCGCGCCAGAGGAAGTCCTGACTTGCGAAATCTGCGGAGATGAGGCCGTGAGCCTGACCACCCGCATGGTTTGCGACAGGTGCTATGTGGGAGAAAACATCAAGCCCAAGGAGCCGAAGGCCGAGCCGGGGCTGATCCCGTGCCCCATCATCGGAGGCAAGGGAAACGAACTCTGGATCGTCGATATGCCGTGGGGAAATTCAATTGCGCTCTATAAGGCCGTTGGGCGTAAGGACTTTGCGTACATCGAAACCGAGATAGGTGACAAGTTTCTGTCAATGCAAGCGTTTGATGACCCACCGGTGAGGGCTTGGTTCAGGAAGTAAATATTACTGATCAGTAATAGGAAAGAAGAGGATGCCATCTGAAAAAGTATTAGATTGGAACACACCGATCGGGCCGCTCGACAAACCCGCGCCGGTCCCGGTTGTCTTGCCGGATGAACCACCGGCCTGTCCATATAATC